GGCCAGATCCGCCAGCCAGGGACGAACTCCTGCCCGGTGCTGTCCAGCGTCTCTCGGCCTCCGCTGACATAGCCACACGCGAACTCGACCCGATCCCATCCGGTCGGCTCGCTGTATTCATCAAATCCGGTCGGCTGCCAGAACGTCGCGGTCGCGGTGTATGACCATGCGGAAAATCTGCTCATGGCGTTGAAGCCCTCCGGCCCGCCGCGCGCAGCTGGATGCCAGCGCCCTGCGATACAATCGCCATGACGCAACCGTAGCGGTCCACTGATCGCAAGGTCGCTAGATAGGACGTCTGCCCGCCGGGGCGCTGGGCGTAGCTGCGTGACGCGCCGGAAACAGCGCGCTCCTGCGTGACTGCGCCGCGCTCTGTGCTGTTGGTGGCGAGGTGCCGGACGCCTAACACCTTCATCGAACGGCCCACCGCACCGTTTACGCCGTTGGCCGAGAGGCAGGAGTCGGCCTGATCCACCACCGCGATGAACCCCTCAAGGTCAGCCGTGCTTGCGCTGGTCTGGAACCCGTCCAGAACCTCAGATGTGGTGATGGTGTAGGCCATGCGTCAGTCCTCGCCGCTGACTGTCGAAGGCATGGCCCCCGCCGGATTGGTGACAGCCATGCGCGGGCGGCCCCGCTTGACTTCCTCCACCATGCCACGCCATTTGGCCGGGATCGTCTTTGCCCCGACGACGAATGTGTCGCCCTTGCGAACCTTGCGAACGGTGCCGCCGTCAAATGCCACGACGTTCAGATTGTCGGATGTGCAGCGCAGCTTCATTCCTGTCTCCCTGCGTCAGGCGGCGGGGCAGTTTCCCGCCCCGCCGTTCGGTTATGCGATCTCGCGGGCATACATGACGCCGGAGCGCCCATCATAGTCCGCTTTGATCTCCAGGCCGACGTTGGACCAGGTGATGAAGTTGTAGTTGTCGAACGGCTGGTTGCGCACCACCGGAACCGTGGTCACGGCCATGCCCACCAGCGGGCGGATATAGCGCGCATCCAGCACCAGCCCGACGACTTCATTGCCGGACAGCTGCGCGTCCTCTTTGATCGCCGCCACGCCCCGCAGTTTCAGCAGCGCGTCCAGGATGGTGCCGAACGCAGCGTCGGTTGCTGCGTAGAACCGCTGGAAGTTGGACATGATTTCCCGCGACACATAGAATGTGATGTCGTCGCTCACGTTGTTGGTGATGCGCAGGGTGTCAACAAGGCTGATCCATGCGGCGCGAATATCGGACGCAGTGGCGCTGGACGACGTGAAGTCGATGTTCAGCCCGTCGGAATCGAGGTCCACGTCCACGGTCGCGGATGCGGTCTTGACGCCGTAGGCGCTGATGCCCTTGAACGTGACAGAAGCCCCGTCATAGATATGCCCGGCGATGGCCTCCTGCATGAAGCGCACGGAGTTGGCCTGGTCGTCGATCAGCTGGTCGAACCCTTCCGAACGCTGGCCCTCCAGCTGCATCCACGGCACACCGAATCCGGTCTTGTGGATCACCTTGATGCTGGACGCATAGGTGTAATCCACCTTGTCCATCTCAACGGCGCTGGAGCCGTCAAGATCAGTCACCAGCAAGCCGGTGTCGGACGCCTGGCGATAAACGTGTTCCACCTTGCCCACCTGCAGCGCCTTTGCCAGCGGTAGCAGGTCGTTCAGCAGCGTCAGGTTGGGCGCGCGCAGGATCTCCTTGGTCTGCGTGTCCATCTCCCGGTAGACGTCCTGCGGGATGATGGCTGCGGCGTTCCCCACGAAAAGGCCGTTGGCCGGGGTCAGCGCCGCATTATGCGCGGCGAAGTGGGAGCGGACGGACGCGGTGTGCGCCGCCTGCTCAGCGTGGCGCTGCCCGGAAAGGCCGCGCGCGAACTGCGGGTCAAAATAGAGCATCAGTGGCCCTCCTTATGCGGTTGCTTTGACGCCGGAGGCGACGTAGCGCGCCCGGATGCGGCCTGTGGCCCCGGTGGTGGTGACGGCTTCTTCGGCCACGAACAGAACCACGTCCGGGGTCGCCCCGGTGATGGTGGCGCTCTTGGCCTCGCCGGAACCATTGGAGGTCAGGGCCTCGCCCACGGTGATGGTCTGCGATGCGGCCAGCACGAGGTTGTAGGTGTAGCCCACCTGGGGGATGAACGCGCTGGCGGTGTCGCCTGCAGTCAGCGCCTCGGTCACAGATTTCTGCTCGATCACGTTGGCGTCGATGATGGCGAGGTCGGCCCCGGTGCCGGCGGTGGAGTGTTCCTGCCATTCGCCGGTGCTGTCCAACTCGACCAGTTGGCCGGGATACAGCGTCTCGCCGGACGCGATGACCGCCGAACGCTTGATGGGATCAACGACGTGCGCCGGTCCCGAAAACACGGTGTTCGCTGTGGTCATGGCTCACGCCTCCTTTGCCAGCGGGGAAAAGTCAGGCGCGGCGTCGCCACCCCCGTTGAATGCGCCAAAGATGCCGGGCGCGGACGGCTTGGCCTTGCGGCTGTTCAGAAGCGCATTCAGCGCCGCGTCCGGCGTGACCTTGGCGGCGTCAGCGTCCAGAATCCCGGCCTCAACAACCTGCGCCTCAAGGGCGTTCCGCGCAGCCTGCTTTTCAGCACGCAGGCTGTTCATGACCTCATCGGCCTCGGCGGCCTTCTCGCCCATGTTGGCGACGGCTTCCTCCATCGCGTTCATGCGCTCCTCAATCTTGTCGAGGCGCGCAACAACGGCCTCGTAATCGGCATTGGCTGCCGGTGCCTGGGTATCCTCGCCCATATCGTCTGCCTCCGTTGGCTGTTCAGGCTGGGAGGCGGTTCCCAGCATCTCCAAAAGTGCCGCCTTGATCTGCTCCCAACGGGAGGCTGTCGCTTTTCGCTCGATTGAGGAAAGCAATTCCGTGCCAAGCGCGTCGATATGATCGTCCATGCGCTCATCCAATTCGCTGTTGATGGCGTCCAGGCGGTCGCCCTCCGGCGTCAGCGCCGCGTTGACCAGCATCCCCACGCCCTGCTCCGGCGTGGCCGCGCCCGGCTCATCCAGCAAGATGGCGTCGTGGTCAAAGTCCATATCTGTCGCCTCGTATTCCGCTGCGTCGTCATTCTCCAACGGGCGCAGGTTGACCAGCAGGCCCGTGGACGTGTGAATCGGCTGGCGCTTCTCTAGCGCCGCCAGAACGCGCTTGCCCATTGCACTCTCGCTGGCCCGCTCCACGTCGATTACCTTATCAAGCATCACGCGCCCGCCTTCGCGGCGCACGTTTTCATTCCACGCCCCGAAATAGCCCATATTCAGGCCGATTGGCGTCTTTGCCGACACGAACGCCCCGTCAATCGTCGGGTGCCCCAGCGGGGCGGGTGTGCCTTCCAAGCCCTTATAGCTGGCCTCGATCTCATTCGCCGGATAGCGGATGCCGTTCATGACGATGTTATCCGGCAGGGTTGCAGACGGCACGACGATCACATCGCGGCCCGCGCGCTTTTCGCGGCGAACCTTGGCCGCGTTGACCGCTGCTCGGATATTCGCCCGAACGCGCTTTCCCTGCTCACTCATCCGCGCTTCCGCCCATGCATTGCCCGCGTCACCCTTTGCAAATCTGCAAAACCTGTTTGCAATGTAGCACACGCCGCCAGACTTTGCAAAGCGTAGCGACGGACGCAAATGCAGAGGAACACGGAATGTGCAATCGAAAAATCACCCCGCGCGCTTGGCCGATGGATAGCCTTGGCCTTCCTCTTTCTTGATCTCGCCCATCAAGTCATCGCGCTGGGTCTGCATACGGTCCAGCAGCTTCGCCCCGAATATCGGATCGCCGCTTTCATCGACATAGACCTCAGACTGCGAACACAGGCAGTTTATGCCGTTGGCGTCCTGAGAATACCATGCCGCGACCTCTTCCGGCGTGTAGGTCTTGCCGTGGCGTTCCGCATGGCTTGGCCGCGTCCGTCCTGCTATCAGCGCACTGTAATGAATTAACTTAATACCCATGCCCAGTTTCTCGCTTGTGTCGCGCGCTTCGTCCCAGCGCCCCCGCCGCAGCGCCCCGGTGATCTCAGTCCGTGCGATGCGCTCCGCACGGGTCTTAGACACATCGAAGCGACGGCGGATGGCCTTGGCTGTCTCGCGGGGGTTCTCGCCGGACTGCACTGCTTGCAGCAAAACCCGGTTGAGGTCTGCGCCCGTCTGCCCGGCGAAGCCGTCCATCTCCTCGAACACCCTAGCCCCCACCAGCGCGGCCCGGCGCTGAACTTGCGCATCCGCTGCGCGCGTCACTGCCGCCGCCCCAGATCCGCCCGCAGCCGCAGCGGCCCGCGCGGCATCTGACAGCGCCTCCGTCTCAGCCCGCGTGGCGTCGTCCAGCAGCGCGCCCAGGTTCTGCGCAGCCCTTACCACGCCTTCACGATACGCCGCCTCAGCCGCCGCCTTTGCGGCCCGCGCGCCCACACCGTTCCCGAGGTTCCTGACCATCTCTGCGGTCAGGTTGCGCAGGGCGTCTAGGTCGATCTGGTATTCGTAGAACTTGGCATTGAGTGCCTGCGCCGGGATTGCTTCCAGGAATGCCAAAAATGCCTTCTGAGCGTCGTCAATGTCGCGGTAAATCAGTCGCCGCGCGCGGGTAATGCGCCGGGTCTGTCCGACGGGGTTGGTGTGACTGCGTGGGCTGGCAGGCTGGCGGCTCACGGTAGAAACTCACCAGCCATGCCGTCCTCAATCGGGTCATACCCCGCGACCTCGCGCATCTCATCGTCTGTAAACACGGCGTCACCCGTAGCCTGCATCGCCTGATTGGCCCTGGCCATGCGCTCTACGATTTCCAGCTTTTCCGCCAGCGTCGGCGCAGTCAGGTCCGCCCACTGGACGTGCCAGTCTCGCTCCGGAAGAATACCCCACGCCACGAAACGCTGCACAATATCCATGATATTCGGGATCGTCTCGCCATCACGGCGACTCATGATCGTCTGCGCCCATTCCCGCGCGTCCTCGGTGCTGGCCCTCTCTCCGCTCTGCATCCCAACAAGTATTTTCTGCGGGATAGGCCATGACGCCGCGACCTCTTGCAGCGCCACGTTCACAAACTCTTGCGGCTGCGGCAGCGCCACCGGCAGCGTCTTGACGTCCATCTGCTGCGTGACCAGGCTTTGGTCAAAGCCCTTGGACCACCGGCCCACAAGATCGTCAAGCGCGTCCGGCAGCCCCTCAATGTCTGTGCCCAGCATCGCGGCCAAGCCGTTAAAGTCCACGTCCGCGCCCGCCTGCAAAACAGGCTGCGCTTTGGCGTTTTTCCAAAACCCCTCGCCGCCTGCGCCCCGGACCTTCTCAATGTCCATCAGCGCATTGTAGCAACTTTCAAGGCGGCTCTCGCCCCACGTCGTGCCGTCCCGCGACCAGACATAGCAGCGGTCAGGGTGGACGGTGAAGGAGCGAATCTTGCCGCTCTCGGGGTCAACGCTGGACTCGTTGAACCGGAACATCGCGGGCTTGCCGTAGTCCGGGCTGCCCGCGTCTAGGTTCCACGCGCTTACCTCTAGCTGCCCCTCCCATGCCGGGATGACGCCCACCAGTCCCTCAATGCCGCCGGGGACGCGCTCCACCGGGTCTGAATATGCGCCGCCGTCGCCAAGCTGGAATATGACGCCGCCGTATTTGCCCACAAGAGACCTCTCGTCAGCCGAGCGAAGCGCCTGCCAGAAGCGGATGCCCGCGAAGTGACGCCGGGCCTCCTCTTCGGTCTTGGTCTCTTTTCCTGCCTCATCGTCCTCTGCGAGTGCGGGCATGTCCTGCCACGTTTTGCTGACGGTCTTGCGGACCAGCGCAGCGGCCAGTCCGTTGCGGCGGAACATCTCGTAAAAATAGGCAAAAGACAATTCGCCCGTTTCGGGATATCCAAAATCAAAATTCAGGTTGTGCTTGGCGTTCTGGCTTGTCAGCGACGGATTGTATAGCGGCGTTGTCACGCTGCGGGCATTCATAACTGCGCGGGCCGCGGCCATTTGCCGGGCGTTGAGTGCTGGCGTCGTCATTTTGATCTCCTGGACAGAATGCCCGTTGTGCGGCGGGCCGGGCCGTCTATCGCCGCCACCGCGTCCATCATTGGATCGATTGTATCATCATGCGCGCCTTTTGGGAACGCACTGGCCTCGGCCATCATGTCGGACAGGTGATCCACACCTCGCAAGAGGATGACGTGCCCGGCCTGGATCTTAGGCGCGGCATCCATCGCGCGCGTCACCTTATCCCGGCTGCGAGGAATGCCCAAGACTGGAACGCCTTCGCGGCGAAGAGTTTGGATCAAGCCCGTGCCACTCACCTTGTCCTCAACATTCATTGATCGAAGAGTGCCCAGCGCAGGGGATGACTGCGCCTTGTGTTTTGCCCAGAAGGCCCGTGAGCGCTCCAGCAATTCAGGCGC